AAGAGGTGCACGCATGCTATTAAAAGTACTATTTTTTGATTGTGTTTCAGCAACTATCGTACCAACATGAACTTGAGACTTATGTGTATCTTCACCTTTAGCTACTGGATAAAATGTGTCACTCTGATTACCGCTTACATTAGCAGAACCTGGTTTTAAAACATTATAATAATTAGTTTGAGTAAATTGACTTCCATTTAATCCTGTTCCTGGTGTTGAGTTTGTAGTATGCCCACTAGTAGATGTATTATAATCTCTTCCACGATAAAATATTTCTTCACCACTTTCTCGTCCGGTACGAAATCTACCAGTTGTTACAATATGAAAATCCTGTGACGTAGCATCTGTTGGATTATTTGAGCTAAATATATGATCAACACCAAATCCAGTACCACTATCATTAAATATAAGTGCTCTTCCTGTTTGATCAGAATTATTTCCATCTGTTAATTGAATATCACCATTTACAAACAATGTTGAATTATCATTAGAATAGCTTGTAAATTCATTTTGATAACCAACTTGTAGTTTTGCTCGTGGTACACCATCAACATCATCATGTTCTGTAATTGTAATACCTGCAGGTAATCTTTCAATTTCAATACCTTGAATAACAATATCGTTACCGCTTATCCAACTATCACCAGTTGTGTAATAGTTAATCATTGATAAGTCAAAATATTTTGCCCCTGGATCAAATTTACTTCCAGATGATGCATCAGATGATGAAACATATAAAGGATTATAACCTGGTCCTAATATTGTTGTAAATTCTGAAACTTTATCCCCTGCAGCATTTGAAGGTAATGTGTGATCAGCAACAAAATAATTCATAGTTCTTCTTGCATCTGTAAACAACGCTAAGAATGAACTATTTAAACCTAAATGACTAAAATATACTCTATTTGTTCTATTATTTCCAGAAGGACTTAAATTTTTAATTCTAAATTTATTTTTTTCAATTAATAATAAAATATTTTAATTCTTATCCATTGATTACTTGCACCAGTAATTCTTACACCACCATTAGCATAATCAAAATAAGCTTGCTGAGAATTTGGATTTAACGTTACACCACTTTGGCCTGTAGCACCGTTAATTGCCATGTTAAAATTACCAAGTGATCCTCCATCTGAAGATGTTTGTGCTTCAAATGCTTCAAGTTCTGATGTAGTAAGTGCATCATTAAAATCTTCATTAACATGACCACCACCTAAAGGTTCAGGCCCTCTTGGATTTACTAAACGATTAGTCCAATCAAAATTATCTAAATATAAATGACCTGATTCGGGAATACCAATTGCGGTATCTCTCCCTATGCTATTTGTTATTCTTCGCCAAGTATCAAAACTGTCTGCGCCAGTTATTGTACGAAACGGTAAATGATCTGAATCTGTTGTCGCCATAATACTATTTATCTACTTTCTCAATGAGTTTTTCGACTAAAGATGTCAGAGTATCTACCTTATCCTTTAATTCATTAAACTCGTTTTCTTTATTTATCCTTGATTGTTTTTTTCTTTTTAAAATTTCATATGCACGTAAATCTGTATTTACGATTGCACCATTTCCAGTATCTTTTTCGTATCCAATATATCCTTCAACTTGTTTTCTCATATTATGCAAAAGATGCTACAGCTCTAAAGTCTCTTACTGTAGGAACAATCCTATGATTATCTGCAGTTAATATGACTCTTACTGCAAATCCTGTAAATTCCTTTTTATTAGGATCAGACGCATTTGATAATTCACTTGCGTCATAATCAAATTCGGTTTCAGTAAACTCTAATTCATTACCTACACCATTAATCTCAATATTTGTCACAGGTTTTATTTCATACCATTCTAGTGATTCGTAATCTTCATCTGCTTCTCTTAACCTAACGCAAACTCTTACGTTCTCATTTGATGAAGGACGATTAATATTTAAAAATACTGAAAGCTTATCAGCAGGAGCAGCTAAGTCAACTGTTCGAGTAATGTAACTCATTTCCATAGCTTCTAATCCTGTATCAGAAAGATACTTAAATCCACCAGCAGCGTCTATTCTCGAATCATTAGCTGCTACTCCAGGTACTGCGCTACTCGAACTAGTTATTTGAGCAGTGTTTCCAGTTTCTGATGATATAAGATTTTTAACTGATAATATTGAAAATCTTTGTGAGTCAAGCTGAGGTGTTATATTTGTATCAGTGGTTGTCATCGTAGCACGAATAGTAACTTTTTTACCAGTTTGACCTGAACCACCAACACCTATTACTTTATCTGCACCTAAAGAAACAATTTCATTTGGTTCAATTGCAGTTTGTGCAGCATCTCCTTCAAACTGATAAGTATAAGTTATGTCTGTTCCATCAGGAACTATTTCTTCGGCTAAAAGACGTACATAAGAATTTTCGATTGTTTTCATAACCGCAATTGCTGAAGCACCATTTCCAGGACTTGCATTTGAATCTGCAATTGTAATTGTAGGAACTTCTTTATATCCACTTCCTTTGTTAACTATTCTTATACCAGTAATAGCACCACCTGTAATTTCAGGTACACCAGTTGCAGTCACACCTCCACCGACTGGCGCAGCAAATGTTACTGTAGTGTCAGCTTCATTATATCCACTTCCTCCTACGATTGATGTAACTCCCGTTACTTCGCCATTAAACTGTGTTTCAAAAGTAAACGTCCTTGATGTTCCGAATGTTGCTTTTTTAATTCTAAACTTAAAGTCTCTATTTTGTGTAGGTGTCCAGGTTGACGCGTTTTGTGATTTAAATGATACACCAGCATAAGGATTTTTTGCAATGCGCTCTTGAGTTACATTATCAGTTCCACCAACTTCTGCCATATATAATCTATATTCGGGAGAGTTAGATAAAACAACAATTGCGTATTCAACACCAGGTAACAATAACACTGGTTCTTTAAATTGAAAAGTTGTAGCAGTATTTGCTGCAGTCAAATTAGTTGTATCTGAACCATCAACTGTTGATGCATTTACATCTGCGGGTTTTTTAATTACTTCAGTTCCAGGTACAACATTTTGAGTAGGTACACCATTTTCAACTGTAACTAAATGTGTACGTACTGGAATTGTATCATGTTTCTTTTGGAACCATAAGTCAATGCCTGTAACATAAGCACCTCTTTCATAATCTCCAATAATAAATGATTGTGCTAAAGGATCGTAATATCTTACATTTACTTCTTTTTTACTTGAAGTTGATTGTCTCGTTTCTATTGATCTATGCTCATTTATTTGAGGAATACGTGTATTGATAATTGTGGTTTGTTTTGTTTCAATTAGTCCCGAAGCATTATAAGTACACGATGCTTGTGTAGTTGATTCAGAAGCAACATCAAATTTAGAATCTGTTAATTTAAATTGTCTTTCACCAGTTCTAAATTTCATTTCTTTATTATTAGGTATAACAAAGAATCCTCTTATTTCTCCATTGTCATCTGTGATTAATTCGTTTCTTCCATTTAACACACCACCTTGTAAGTCGCTTAGTTCCTCATCTGTGAATGTAGCAATTGAAGCATCCCTTGCTGCAGAATTTGTTATTGCTGAATAAGTACCTCCACCTGTCATACTACTATTTGCAGAGCAATAAGAGCTTACATCATTTTTATCAAAGAATGCATAAAGTCTTGTGTTAGGCTTCATCAATTCAGCATGGAATTGTATACGTCTAGATCTTATAAATGGTACAAAACTTGTATCTAAAACTTTTTCACCAAGATTTTGTGTTTGGTCTCTAAATGAAAGTGATCTACGAATAACTTCGCGTTGCTCACCAGTTGTAGTTGTAGTTGTAGTAATATTACCTGTAACTGGTCTCCACATACCGGATCCCCAATGAGTTGGAAGTCCTAGTGCACGCCTTTGCTCAAGACCACGAACTCGAGCTCGGTTATGCCACCAACGATTACCACTCCACCAACGACCACGACCCCAGCCCCAACGTCGATGACGAAGAAAGCCGCGTCTAAGTCTACCGATTCTAACTTGTTGAACGTCGACGTCTTGTGATTGCCACGCAGTTTCCCATTCACCCCAAATAGTTCCTAGCATATTATTTTCATCAGCCATTTCTTTCATTTGGTCGTATGCTGACGAATCATTAATAATTAAGTCAGGTCTTTTATTTACTTCTTTCCATTCGTCTGAAGTAGGATTAAGCTCAACTACTCCTTGCCAATCAGCAAGGTCAAATGGGTTAACACTTTCTGAAACACTTGAAAGTAATTGCTCAATTAAGTGAGGAGAACTTGTGCCATCACTTTCAGTGTATGTTAATTCATACATATCATCTTCTAAATCACCTCCTCCGCTATCAGCAGTAAGTTTAAGAAGTGTATCATGCATTTCAAACTGTGGTCTTAAAATACCTTGTTGTTGGTCAATTGAACAACTATAATCTGTGTCTTGTGGATTACCTATATTATGTCCTTTGAAACTATCTACCAAAATACCATTTTTAAATCTTTGTCCACCTGAGTTTGTTAAAATATTTTTATCTAAAGTTTCTTTTTCAAGTAATGATAATGAAGTATAATATTCCAATTGTTCAATTTTCTTTTCAAGCTTACCAATATCTTTCATGGTAAATCTACGATTATCATTTGCCTTTAAAGTAATTTCATTTTCAGCTTGAGCAGTGTAAGCATTTAAGCTAAGTTCATATAAACACATTGCATTTTTTGGTGTTTCAGGCAATACTGGTTCAGTTGAAGGTTTACCCTGTATCACTTTAAATTCACCAACATTATTTACTATCAATTTATCTTTACGTGGAACATAGTATTCTAATGATGTTATTTCCATGATACCATTAGGATCAAATGGGAATACTTCGCCAGCACCTGTGCCATTAGTTGCGCCATTTGCTTTTCTAAAATCAATAACATCTGCTAAAGATACACCTTGATAATACGGAATATCTTCGTATTTAAAATTATTTGTACCAATTGGATAACTTGTAACTGTGAAAAAATCAAATGCGCTTGATGCAGGATGCTCAAAATGTTTAAAAGAAAACTTCCAGTCAGCCGAGCTAGTATAAGAAGTAGAGCCTACATACTTAACAGAAATTGGTTCATACGTATTTGCTCTTCCTCCATCGTCGAACTCAAAATCAGATAATGGAAGAGATACAAAAGTTCCTCCACCTGAAGCATCAACTTTTACACCTGTTAATTGTATACCATCATAAAATCCTGGTATTTCAATTATACTACCAGTTGATGCTGCAGTATTATTTATTGCTGTATCAGTAACAGTTGCTTCTGTTTTAGCTCCAATAACAAAACTTGTTTTTTCAACAGGAGCATTAATTGTTCCATTGCTCATATCAACACTGTTGTGTGTTAGTGTTAACGTAGCACTATCTATTCCATCACTTGTCGTCGGCTCTGCAGTTAAGTGAAAATCACTTTCGCCGTCATCATCACTATATAAAACATATTCTGATGTAGCAGTTGCGTGAAACACTCCGTTTGTTGCTGTAAGGTCTGTTGTATTATTCGATGATGAACCTGCAGAAAATTTTTCTCTTGTTTTTACGTTTGCAATATTAATAGCTTTAACGCCTGGTACAGGAAGCTGTATCATTGATATAGTCGCAGCAGCATTTTGCAATTCAAATCCATTCGCATTAGAAAATTCAAAACGTGCACTTCCAGTAGTCGCAATGGCTTTTCCATCTTTAAATGTTTTACCAACATTAATATTAACATCGAAAACATAAAGATTATAAACATCATCAGAGATTTTTTCAATATTGCGTAATCTACACGTTCCTATTTCATTACCAGAACCTGGTGTTTCGTTATCATAAATTTTTGCAGTTGATGATAAAGCATCTTTTGGATCAAATAACGCGTTTGTAGTTCCTTCTGAATCAGTTAAATCACCAGTAACAAATCCACCAACCGATTGTGATAGTTCTATATTTTCAAGTGTTTGTGTTGTCCTTGCTTTTGGAACAACAATTTCTGCTTTTTCTTGTAGGTCTACACGATATCCATAAACATACGCTATAGCAGGCTCAACACCAACAACAAATCTTGCATCACCATAGGTTAAAGCTTCACTATCTGTATCAATTAATGTAGCATCTGCAAGGCCAGATATATTAGGTTCATCAGCACCGGTAGTTATTTGTGTTCCATTATTTGCATCACCATTTTTAATTTGTTCTTTTGTGTAACGTCCTCTGTTACCACCATCATCGGTATCATTTAAATATTCTCTAATATCGATTTGAAATTGTTTCAATGAATAGTTACCAGATTCTTCAAACGTTCTTTCTGCGAGTGTACGATCTAATTGACTATACTCAGTTCTTGCAGGAATAAGAGGAACACTTTGTGTTATATCAAGCAAATTAACAAATTGTCCTGATAAACCTGTTTTATTTAAAACGTTTGTATTATTATTTGTTATACTATTTGTTGTTGATGTTTGACCAATGATATCAGTATTATTCGTAATAAATTTTAAAGCAAGTTCTATTTGATAACGATCTGCACCAGGTGCTGAATAGTTAGGTTGTCCTGAAGCATTATCTAAAAGCGCATCATCTTGACTTGAAAGGACAGTATTTTCTGTAACTTGCCAAACCAATGTTCCGGTAATTTCATCGTCACGAGAAGGCTTAGAAATAAATGCACTTGTTTCTTCATTAACAACAAAGCAACCATTTATAAAATATACACCTGCGTTTACTTGAAGTTGTGCAGCATAACCAACCTCATGAACTGTTCCTATTGTTGTATTTGCAGCAATAATGGTTTGATTATTTGCGTCTTTTATTTCTCCATCAGTATCAGTTTTAATAACGTTATCTGTCCCACTTGATCCTGCTGCAGTTAAAAATTCTTGTTGGTTTGTTCCATCTGCTAATTGATAAGATTGTAAGTATCTTACGTAAAATCTATATCTTACTCCGGTTGAAGGTTGGGAGTATGTTTTTTGATAACCTAATACTTCAGCTTTAATTGATTTTGAAACACTACTTATTTGTGGCGAGGCTGCTAATTTTTCTATGCTACCAATGTATGTTTCAGCACCTATTAATCCTGCATCACTAATATCAATATCAACGTAATACGTATTTGTATCATATGAAGGAACACCGTCAATAACTGCAGTACCTTCTTTATAAATACTTCGACCAAACGTGTCAATTTGATTTTGTAACATTGATTGAATTTGATTTACTTCACGGACTTGAACAGCTCGTCCAGAATTAAATAAAATTCTTAAATAATTTTTGTCTTTTGCGCTTTTTCCACCTGTACGTACTTGTAGAAAATCATCATAATAACTAGAATAATCTTTTATCGCCATATTTTATTTCTCAATTTTAAAGTTGAACTACAATCTTAACATCTTCAGTTTGCTGAGCACTTCGATTAATTGCTGTTCTATTTTCATAAAAAACAATTTCACCTTTTCCTCTTACATACTCTGCACCTTGAGGACCTGCAGCATCAGTGCTTAAGCCACTTCCTATGTATGTAGTATTTCCTGCAAGATAATTTGCTCTTGTCTGTAGTGTTACGGTAGCTGAAGCATCAAATGCTTTTTTATTAATAATGGTACTATTGTTTTGATGAAAGTAAATTCTATCATGTGCAGCAACACTTCCAACAGCGCCTCTTTGTTCAATATAATCAACAAAAGCTACTGCTTTATATGTATCGGATCCTGATGTTTGAAACAATATATCACCCGGTGTTACAGCAAGTCCATTCAATGCACCAGTTGCTAATTTTAAATATCTTAAACTATCTAGTGTATCTGTATCTGCATAAACACTACCATCATTAACATCATCGGGTGAATCATCTGAATAAATTTGATTATCGCCTGAACCTGTTGTAGGTAATCCTTTTAATAGTGAAATTTGTCGATAAGCAATTGCAGGAGCATCGCCTTCAAGTGTACCTACTAATGATGATTCTAAACCAATGTAATAAGATGGAAGATCTTCTGCTTGGTTAAAACCAAATCCATTAATTGGTCCTTTTAAAACAATAATTTCAGCGCCACTACTTCCTGAAGGACCACTAACTTCAACTGTACACGATGTCCAATCAGCTCCACCAAATGTATGTCCGTCAACATCAGATACTGCAAAATCAATTTTTACAATCGCACCGCTTCCGTCAACTTGAATTCTGCTTGTACCAATATCATATTCAGTTCCACCTTCTCCAATAATTTTAGCAGTTGTTGTACTATCATATCCAGTTCCGCCGTTAAGAATTTTTAAAGCATAAGCTCTACCACCTGTTTCATCACTTGCAGTTGTAGCGTCGTTATTTGCACCTTCAACAAGATTAGTAGTTGCAACTTCAATAAATTGTGATGTATTAAAGTTCGTAGTTGAATCTGCAACATCACCGACATAAGCCCATTGATAATTGTGACTTAATTCATTACCAGTTGTTGTATCGCCGCCACCAGTTAAAGCGTATTCACTTCCACTGCCTGGAACAGCAGGTGCATTAGTTGATGGAGAACCAAAGTTATTTCTCAAACAAATAAATAATTTTTCTTGGCCGCCAATAGTGTGTACGGCATAACATGGTTCTTGTGTAACACCACCCGAAGTAGTTGGTATAAATGTTGTAGGATCGTCTGCATCATATTGTTTATAAATTTTTTGATCTATATAATTTATTCGTGGAATAACACGTGATGTACGACTCACTTTAATTAGTGCCATGAGGTTTTCTTTTACCTCTTCTTTTTCTCTCATTGAGCCATTAGGAATTGGTGGCGAAAAACCAGCCACTGCTTCACCTGCCAATGATTCAGTCCAAGGATCGGATTTACCAATTCCAATATAATAATTATCTTTAGACGAGTCTGCAATGTCAGCGAGCGTAGCTGCTGCTAATGCTTTTCTAAAATCTTCTGTTATAATTGCTGCCATAGTTTACAATCTTTCTATTATTTATATTATTTATTTATACATTTCGTTTACAATAGTTCAGGAAAAGCATCTTGTTCTATTTCTGTTGTGCTATTTTCATAAGGAGCAGACACTGCTGCAGGAGAATCATTATCAGTATCAGTTGAACTTTCAATGTAGTCAGCATCACTATTTGTATATGTATCTTCTCCTAAAAATCCTCTTTCATAAGGAAGAATAATTATTGAACCTGTTC